TACCATCCAGCCGGATAACGTAGTTGTACCCAATACACTGAAAGCCACGGGATACGTGCATCTGATTAATCTCCTTTTTACCTATGTCCTGTCCAGCACGTGTGGCTGAACAGTGAATTATTATTGAATCTATTTTGTTCATAACATTTATTCCTTTATATTTGTGGAGTTCTACCAATGGTAGGATGGTTAATAAATAATTTATTACAAGGAGTGCAGTGGCACTCCTATTTTATTTTTTCACTCCTTCCTTAATGGCTTTGATAATTTTTTGAGCTTCCTCCGGTGTGGCACATTCCGTAATCCGCATAGCCAAATCAGCTACCTCTGCAGCATGACTTTTTTTCTTCTTAAAATTTTCTATGACAGACAAACCTTCGATAATCAGTACGCCAAGTGTTCCGATAACTGCCCCGTATGGTAAGTTGTACCAGGGGAAGCACAGTCCTAAAATATCAATTAAAATGAAGAACATAACCAGCCTGTAATAGTCCACAATCTTGGTTCCTGTCTTTCGCAAAGGCCTGCTACAAATTTTTTCTTTATTTATCCTGGCTGCATCTATTCCGGTCCACATATCCAGCAGACAAGCAAAGACTATAAGCACAAGACAGGCGAATATAATTGCCACGCCTGCACGTAAATCCTGTGTAATGAATCCTACATACTTTTCCATATCTCAACAAAAACTGTAACATAGGTCGTTATTACAAGAGTTATCTCAGCCCAGAATACCGGTTTCAAGCTTACAAGATCGTTGTAAAAACTAGAACTTGACTTTTTCTTAATAAGGCTATACGCAATATAGCCAACATACACAAGCCAAAGCAATAGAATCCACTTGAAATTAAGCCATACCCATATCTGTGAAAATACAAGAAGCATAATTGCCCCAGCATAATGAGCGTTACGCTCAGATTTTTCCCCCTTGAAATTCGGAGAAATACCAACTAAAGTAATTCCTACTATGGTAAGGAAAATCAAGAACTGTGATAATTCCGAACTTACTTCAAGGGCAACAGGTAGCAATGAAAACCCTGTTGCAAGCATAACAAACGTAAACCACTTCTTGTGCTCAATCCTGTAATAAGTATCCGAAACTGAATAAGGTACTCCTGATTTTACAATTACTACAGCGATATAAATCGCAATAACAAACAATGAAATTAAGAATAGGACAGTCATATCACATAGATAAATTATTAAACAAAATACCAATTCCAACAGCAGCAAAAATCGTCACACATCCAGCAATAGACGCAAGAACATCAAACCAGTCAGCCTTATCATCCATGATAATTTCTTTTACAACAGACAGAAAAGCCACTACCGTTGTGCCAATTATTACACATGATATTTTTCCCCATGAGTCTAAATCACCCTCCTGAAGAATTGATACAAAAGTGATAACTGCGCAAATCCACCCTCCTCCAAGGAAATGCAATACCTTGTCATTCCCTACCTTTTTAATCAAATCATCTAATTCCTTCATATAAAATAAGATTTAATAAAACAAAAGGCCCTCTGACAATGCACAATACATTATCTGAGGGCCTTCACAAAGATATTGAATATATTATATCATATCTCTTTTTTAGAAAATCCTATAATCACGACTAATCAAATATCACTGATATACAAACACATAACTCAATCCTAAATATATAATTCAACATTGAACGAATCTTTTTTCTCCCATCCTTCTTTCAACGATTCCTGTATATGATTCATAGCCTTCAAGTAAAAATCCTGTAAACTTTCAAGATTCTCAAATGTTTTATAATATGGCTCCTCATCAGTACCTAACTTGAAAGTTACTGGAAGATTCTGTCCGGAAGTCTGAACGGCAATGTCATATGCTGCCTTGTAGTTGAACTGGTTCTCATTCGACAGCCATACAGTATGACCCTCATATTCTAATCCTGAAAGTATCTTCTTATCTGTTTCAGAATTGTACCACTGAGATACGATAGAGCGTATTTCTTCAGAATCAGGCTTATGGTCAAGTTCCTCCTCAATGTATGAGCATGCCCCATCTTCACATGCAACAACATCAAATCTTAGACGCCATTTGTTCTTAACTGGGTTTGTGCATTCAAGTAACTTAATATCAGAATATCCTTCTACTCTCTTCATTTTATGTAAATTTATACTTAACCTTATTTCCGTCAAAGGTTTCAGGTTCCAGTACTGTCTCGAACGGAAAGCCATCCTCCATGTCAGAAATTTTGTCAAGGATTGCCTTCATTTCCTCCGATGCAGTGAAGAACTTCCTCCATTCTCCGGTTTTCTTTATCCTAATAGACACAAGATACCGTCCTTCTCCTTCAGATGTCTTAATGTCCGTCTCATAGTCATGTACCTCTATCTCAAGATTAGTCAACTTATTAAGAGATACCGTTTGCCCAGGGAACCGTTTCTTTCCATCTGCAGGAGTATATACGACTCCCATTTCACTAAATTTTTTCATATCCTTATTTGTTAATTTTTTGAACAATCTACAACAATCCGCATGCTTGGTCATTCCGTAAAAAGAAGCAATAAGCACATCCCTTCTCTTAGAGCTTTTTACTTCGTGCATTTTTCTTGCAAACTTTTTCTTTATTCTCTTCCTGAGCAATACATGGTCAGGAAATATAACATAGCCTATAAAGTCTATTCCTTGTTCTGTCGGGAAAACTCTGACATTATCCTTTATCTCAAGATTTATTCCATCAAGCCTTTCCTTTATTACGTTATAAATGGACCACAAATATTCCTTACTTGAAGATAGAACAACCATATCATCACAATACCTGTAATAATATTTCACCCCTAACTCATCTTTCAGGTAATGATCCACAACAACAGACAGAAGAAGATTTCCAAGGCATTGCGAGCTTCTAAGTCCAATGCTGATACCTGAAGGCATCATACGGACAAACTTATCGAGAAGGCATATCAGAATCTTATCCTTAAACACACGTTTTACGCAATCCATCATTGCATCCTGGTCTATACTTTCATAAAATTTATGAATGTCCATTTTCAGACAGTATCTTGTACCATCCACATCATTACGTATATCATCCCTGATATACTTCATCAGGTCGTGCATACCTCTTCCAACGATACTCGCAGAAGTTGTCCTTATGTAACGCGGTAACAAGTGTTTATCAACAACACGCATTACAGCATTAATAGCTATTCTTTCTCTCAAAGATAATACCTGGATATGTCGAAGTTTTCCACCTTCAACAACATCTATATCTTTGTATCCAGATATTTCAAAGCTCCCGTCCGCAAGAGATTCGGACAATTCCGTAAGTATTCTTTCCGTATCCTGTATAATACGCTGGCCTGACTGAGACTGTTTCCTTTTTGTCCCACGAAGAACCTGTTTGTAAGATTCATACATGTTCGAATACTCAACAACCTCACTCATGATGTTACCTATTCTCTTCATGCCTTCAATCACCGGGCCCAACTTCTTCGGGAAAAATCCCTACCAAACTCTACCCATTCAAGTTTTTTTTCAACTTTCCGGTACAAATACCGCTTTTGTTGAGGCTCATCCTCCTGGCATAAAGCCATTATTTCCTTCTGATTGATTCCGAGACGCGAGCCGATATTCGTATTCGTGGACGAGGAATCGTTGCCGCAATTCGCGTACGAGACACCGCCATTCGCATTCGAGTTGTTGTTCGACCGGCACACCACACGGTACAGAGGAATCCACCCTCGTGGCAAATGTAATGCTTTTTTCATAATCCAAAAAATAAAAAATTTCGACGGGCTTACGCCCGTTTTTAAAAGGTGACGCAAAAAACTACGTCACCTTCCTAAATCATATTATGCCAAAATCGCTTTTATCGCTTTAAACGCAGTCACGCTTTCCGCTTCTTCGATTTCGCCCCTGAAGGCGAGACGCGAGCCGATAACCGTAAACGAGGACGAGGAATCGCCGCCGCAATTCGCGAACGAGACACCGCCATTCGCATTCGAGTAGTTGTACGACCGGCACACCACACGGTTAGCAGCATTACTTACATTAAACTCATCACAATAATAAGTAGTCGAACTTCCTTTCTGTGAATGTACTCCTACAATATCCATATATTTCTGATGATACATACCAGTACAATATCCACTAACAGTACCAGACTTTACCTTTCTAGTGCTTCCATCTGGCATCTCTATCAACAACTTATATTGTTCCTGAGTATTCGTATTAGGCAAAGAAACACCTGACAACCATTCATACTTATCACCGTACAAATTCTCATATCCCATGCAGTTTGTATTGTAAATGAGAGAATATACATTCTTTCCATCTTCATTTGGGCGTACATACCATGCATTGGAAGTCTGATGTGCTCCTCCATCTGAATTATAGCTTATGGTATCCTGCATACCAAGCAATGCCGTAGTTCCGATATTTCTCTGTTCTGTTGACTGTCCATATCCGCACTGGTCCTGAGAATCACGACGACCATAGAAAGCAAAAAACAAGTTAGCTATATCCTTGTGCATCTCCCAGTCAATAAGTTGAAGTCCCCTTTGCTTGGCATAATAGATGAAATCACTCTGAGTCAATGAGCCAACACTTGCATTACCTGTAGCAGCCGAATACAATTTACTACCTATCGTACATGCCTCAAAGACAGCTACCAGACACGGTTCATGCTCAACCCAGTCAGGTTCCATATCTTCAATCTTATCGCTGTTGCTCAATACCACGCAATCAAATTCCGCATACTTATGAATAGTAAAGTTCAATTCCGTAGCCCCTTCCGGAACATCACAGATAATATACATACCATTGACAAACCTGTTGTTTAGAGAATCTACAAAAACATCCTTCACTACATTCTTTCCGGAATCCGTAAAACATGACCCAATCATTGATGTACCAAGTACAGTCGGGAATCTCACTTTCTTATATCCAAACACGTTAACTTTACAGACAAGATAATTTGAATCCTGTGAATAAGCATCATCAAGATGCTGTCTTCCAACAGTCAGTTTATACCCTTCACGCACATTCTTTTCAGACTCAATCTCATCATAACCAATAACCTTACATTCAGGTCTATCCGGCATTTCTTCATTCGAACTGAAACATGAATACTTCTTGTTATTCAGGTAGTCATTGATACCCTTATACCAATAATGAGGCTCATAGATATACACGTCACCTTCAGTAGAATCCAACTTAGCCGGTGTTCCTGAAGCTGCTACTTCCGCATCCGCATAATAATTACTATCCTCATCATGAAGCTGGCATATAACCATCTTTCCTTCTGATTTCAGTTTACCAAGTACCCGATGTCTGTTTCTCCTGATAACTGATATATGAGCACTTGTCTGATAAGTATTGCCAAACTTGTATCCGGTCTCATTATCAAGGTTAGATATATTTGCATCGTCCGGAACTGTATCATCAAACTCAATCATAGTATATTGAGGCTGACGAATATTCAGCTCATCAAACCGTTCAGCATATTTAGCATACACTTCTTCATCAAGATACTTAGTCAGTTTGTAGTTGCCAACCAGCTTACACCTTGTATTTGTAGTGATACCTTGAGCGTCAATACCTCCAATACCAGAATCATACCAAACCTTCAAATCACTTCCGTCTCCTTCCAGATTAATTCCAGTTATACGAACATATTTCAATGCACCTTTAAGAGCGAACATCTCATCAAATACCTTTTTACCGTCTATAAGGGCACAATTTTCAATCCATAATCCTGTAAGATTATTCTTTGCATCAAATGTGATAGCATCCCATTCTATATATTGCATTGAACGCAGTACAAGAGTCTGGAAGTTTTCAGGAAGATGAAGTTTATTAATAAGCGCACCCTCAGCAAAGGTTATTGTAGACATCTTTGTACATCCGGATGCGTTCACTTCTTCCAGACGGTTGCATCCTGACAGGTCAAGGCTCGGAAGGTTGGTGTAGTTGACTACCTCAAGCTTACGCAGCATCGGTATCTTCGTACCAAGAACAAGCTCTGTCAGTGCGTATGTCTTTGCGCTGCTTCCAAGAATAAGCTCCTCAAGAACAGGAAGCGTCGGAAGGCTCATGTCCGTAAATCCACCCCACGCAGACAGGTCCAGTTTCTTCATCCATTCGCCACCGTACAGGTGGAATATTGTTCCAATGTTGGCCATCTGGTTATAAGTATAACTCCATTCCACATCTTTAGTAACCTTTTGATGCACCATTGTATCACCTTCACGACGGAATTCAAAATAGAAATCACGAAGCGGAGTAGCCTTTACTGTAGCACCTGCAGCACTATTTCCTTTGAACGATATATCAGTTGCTGTATATTGTCCCGTACTATATCTTGCATCAAATAACCCCATACGATTCGTTATCCACCAGTGACGGTGTGACTTACGACTACCTTGCATAGCTTCCAGGTACGAATACTTGACATTTGTAACTGAACCATCCTGATTTACTTCAACACCTAATGTCTTCGGCTCAACATATTTGTTCAAAGCATCAAGGTTATATATTCGTTCACAGAACTTTGCGCTCTGCTCGTCATCGAACATTTTAAATATAGTGCTGTTTGACATTCGTTCACGAATACGTCTGTACGCAGCCTGCAATTCTTCCGGGAACTGTTCACGAAGATTCTTCCACAATACACTATCATGACCAGCATAGGCATACACCGTCTTTTCTTCAGTTGAAAGCTCAGGATCGACAGTGTTTTCGTCCACATCCCAGGAATACTTCAGACGGCCGTCGTTACGCACACCCAAAATAGTATCACAGTCATAGAATATCATATAGGCAAGAACCTTGTCTTTTTCCGGATCATACCAGAATCCCATCATCATGTTCTTCACGCGCTGGTCTACGCATCCCATTATTTCAGTAAACATATAATAGTCGCACAAATAGTTTACATCAAACCAGTCCGCGAGCTCAGCCTTGAATTTTCCACCGTCGTTCTGTGTGCTCTTTACCCACTTAACCAACGGCTCAAGATATTTCGGCTTACGGGTTCCAGCCTCATACTCGGCGTTTATGTCGTCATCATCCGGGAATCTCGCCTCAAATACCTTCAGCCAGTTCGGGGTACCGTCATCACCCTTTGTATCAAAATCATCATCCAGGAACATGCCCATCGGGTAGTCATTGTTCAGGAACTCCCAGCACTCGGTCGGGTTAACGCCACTAAACTTATCTGCTACCCACGACTGGTCATGATAACCAGGTATATCGCAGAATCCAAATACAGCTTCTGTTGACTTGTCGTTATTGAAATTGAACTTGCCAAGGAACTGTGGAGTTTCGTCCAGGGTACCGCGGTAGAACAGGTAACAAGGTTCACCGTCGATGGTTGTTCGCACATCATATCCATATTCTCCTGAACAATGTGCCTGAGCAGGAGTCAACTCTCCTGCAGCAGTAAGGATATTCTGTACAATTTTTGCCATACCAGTGTTATGTGATGATGAGGATTCGGCAAAGTCAGCCTTAAGACAGAAACAATCCACAGGAGCTGCTGCCTTGTTGGATGTACCTGCCTGACGGAATGAGTATTTCGCCTCTTCCTGAAGCTCTCCTCCAACACCTTGTTCGTCACAGCCAAGATACAAATCACCGGCTACCTTGGAAGCATTCTTGAAATAAATGCGGTAGTTCTTTATCGGATATGCAAGTGATGAAGTTCCCTGCAGACGGATACATCCTCCCACGCACTTGAAGTTCAATGACTGGTTCCCTTTCACCACACAAAGCATCTCGTCCACATCATATTTCGGGTCTTTGTCGTTATTGACAGCCGCTTGGAGAACAGTAGGAACCCCATTGTCCTGCCGCCCGGTAATGATGATATAACGCATTCCGTCCGGAACACTGTCAACTGTAACATTTCCGTTGTCATCAATCACATTATTTGATTCATACAACGCAAACATGTCATCAACAGAATCCTGGTCAATCATATAACAATCCAAAACCTGAGAATCACTAAGATACGTATTATAAGCCCTCAACAGATACACATCTAACGTGGCACCGTCTGCTCCCATGGTAACAAACTGCGGGTCGGACTGGTAAATGCTATCAGAAGCAGACCTCTGTACAGAACCTGACATGATTCCGTTGATATACAAATATACCATCTCAGTATTCAGTTTCTCATATTCTGATGAACCAGATGCTGATTTAGGAAATGAGACAAACATTACCTCATAGACTTCGCCTGAAGCCATCTTCATGGATAATGAGGACTTACCTTTAGTCTGCATTCTTGCTTCCTGTGATGTTATCACAAAACCTGTTCCATCACCGTCAACGCATCTTATCAACTCAGCTTCATCATCAACAACTTCAGAGACCTTATACTTTACAGCAAAAGCAAAAGCGTTAGTTACGTTCTGGTCTGGTTGCCTTAACGGAGCATATTGAACGACAGCACGAGCTTTGTCATTCAATCTTAACGCATTTCCAATCCATCCGTCACCGCCCCATTTGAATCCTTCGAACACAGTTTGAATGCCGTTATAACTCCATTCTTCACGGTTGACATCATTATTATTTCTTCCCTGTGCAGAAAGTTTGAGAGTCATTCCGTCTGTGGGTTCACTTATATTGAGTTCACTCTTCTCTGCAATCAATCTGAAGCTGTATTCAGTTTTGCCTACAACAATCCGGCACTTCTGTTCTCCATAATTAGAAGCACGAAGCGTAAGATTCTGTACAACGAAAGGAACAGATGATGATGAGGCTACATCTTCACCAACATATACGATGGCATTTGTAGGAGTTTCTTTAGGATTATATGCGGCATAGGATAGTGTATATACATCAAACTGCTTTGTTTGTATGTAAGGCGTATTTTCTCCCAAGATAAGGCTTCCATCAGGATAGTCGAACCTTGCATATACTATCGGAGCATTATTATCAGTTTCTCTAACACCTATTGCAAAGTATATGCTGTTTGATTTAATTATATTATCCTCAGACAGCTCAAGTTCTACGACAAGCTGAATAGAATGGGTTCCATGTGACATTCCAGATGTATCTATACTGAATGATCCATTCGCTGTTGAAGCAGTTATACTTCTATCTTCCTTGTCAACACCATCAACGTAGCACCTTAATGTTTTGTTTCCTGCTCCTGACAGAGCATAAGGGATAGTGATACTATCTCCTCTATTGATAGATGTTGCAATATTGAATGAACTGGATAGAGTCAACTGAACCACATTGATTGTCCATGTAATTTGAGAAACCTGCATCTCTGCGCCTTCACCGACCTGAACCTTTACCCTTACAGTATTGGTACCTACTCCCATATACTTTGTCACATCAACAGTATTGCTGCTTCCTGCATAGATGTTACTTTCTAATGTATTGGTGTTAGCACCTTGTATGATTGTCACTATCGCCTTAGCCGGATTTCCCGTTGATTCTCCAGTCTCAGAATTGACATGGTCATACTTGTATGTCAATTTCACATCGTCTCCAATCTTTACAGTCTTGTTAGCTGTAACGCGAGTAAGAATTACCTTCGTTGCAAGACTGCTTCCGCCACCGGCACCGGAGAACTGGTCTGTAGTACTTATCACTTCACCACCTGCATTCAAAAGAGAGATAGAATATACCTTCTGATCACCCTCTCCTATCTCGTTCAATTGTATTCCTGACGCCACCGAGCCTGTATTCTTCTTTAACTCATTGAATACAGCCTTTCCACTTACAGGGTTAGTTGAATTTTCATTAACGGCCTGGTCCACTTCAACAACTGGTATCTCAAGGTCAACCTGTCCATGTTCATCCGGCGTCAACTCTTGAACAGAAACACCTTTTGTTACTTTAATTTTCTTAATCGCATCTCCACCTCCGAAACGTTCCCAGGCAGAAGGCTCAAGCCAGCTTTCAATGCTGGTTCCTGAAAAACGATAGTCCTCCCATTTACCTGCAGATACTTCGAATGTAATAATCTTACCCTTCTTATCTTCATCATCTATCTTGTCGTTTGCGATTGCCTGAAGTGCTGTTTCAATAGTGTAATACCCTTCTATCAATGGATGCTGCACAGAAACATTGTAGAATCCGCTTCCAGTACCTCCACCAGAAATCTGTTTCCAGTTACTTTCAGTGCTCCAGTTTTCAATAGAATCACCGGTGAAAGTAACGTCAATCCATGAACCATCATCGGAAAGATAACGCACTTCAAACCCATGAATTCTTAGTTCTTCCGGAACAAGATTGACAGCGGAAACCAAATCTAATCTTTCGCCATTTTTAGATACATTTTTAAAGAAGATATTTTCATCAATCTTATCAGATAGTTCTTTCTTGGTATCAGTAATGCTCTTTTCAATCTCATTGAACTTCTTAAAAAGAGTAGAATTAGCTACAGGACGGTCTGAATCTTCAGATAGTTCCTTATCTGTAATAGTAATAAGCTCTCCTCCATCCTTCCATTTATTTGTCTCTGTATCCCAGTTATAGATGTGACGAGGATTTCCAACAAATGCATAGCAGCCAATAGTTCCCCTAACCGACTGTAGAACTTCTTCAGATTCAAAATTACCTTTGAATTTAGATACATAATCAGAAGGATAACAAGCTGAAGTTAAAGTTATTCTATTATAATCAGGATTAGAACTTTCAACGCCAGAACATTTAAGAGTTAATACACCAGGATCTGATTCTTCTTCATTAGCAACAATCCTTCCAGTCAAATAAGGATTAATTGCTTCTAAATTCATTGAATAATTTTTATTTACACTATCTTGTAAAAAAATTACATTATATTTCTTTCTATCTAACAGTGCTTCTCCACGTACCTCAAATGATAAAATAAAGAATGGGACAGTACATGGTATTTTAGTAACGTACTTATTACTTCCATCAAAATTTATAATTATACTATTTAAATCTAAATAATTATATTCAGTTACAACAGACTTTATCCCAATATTTTTTAATACTTGCGCTTGTTCTTCTTCCGATAATGATTGTTCGGTCTTAAAAAGTACATCATTCGTCACCCTTTTAGCAGCATCTTCAGCAATAGAAACAGCTTCTTCTCCTTTCTCCTTAGCATTGTTACCCTGTTCTTTCGCATAATCTCCCTGTTCTTTCGCATACTGCGCAAGTTCACCTGACTGGCCGGCCAATACAGCCTGTCTCTTTGCTTCTTCAGAATACTCCTTGGATTTTTCAGAATATTCCTCAGATTCATTTGCAGACTCTTCGGACTTCTCAGCATAGTTCTGTGATTCGGCGACAGCCTGATTAGCTTCTTGAAGAACTTTTGAAGATACATCCTTTGCAAGATTCTCAGCACTGATTTTTCTTCCCTTATTCAGCTCTATAAAATCACCCTCTGAACAAGATTCAACCTCACTCAACTGGTCTATTGTAGCAGAATTTGTCTGTAAGGATTGAATCACAGATGATATGATTTCCTGTTTTTCTTCGTTTGTCATAAATCTATAGTTTTAAATCTGTAATTATCATTATCAATGGTTCTATAACGTGAATCATCTACACGTCTCATTATCATCTTGTTGTTCGTTTCAATATCAGGATTTAACAATGAAACCCTTCTTATTGCCTGTTTAAACACATAAGACCTTATACCCTCTACAAGTACATTCATTTCAGGTACATTAGAATCAACCCTGGCATAACGAACGCCATCGACATAAAAATAGCTGCAACATAATGCCTTGTTTAGCAACTCTGCATACCACACTGGACAGCCTTTTGAACCTCCCATAGTAAGAGTCTTCTGTACATTGTCAATACTATATATGTCAATAACATCATTACCTGAAGTTGTATATTGCTCATTATCTACTCCGAAAACCCAATCATCATCCTTGAATCCCCCAGGTATTCTGAAATCAAAAAAGTATTGCATTCCATCAATCCAAAATACAGCATCCTTTCTCATCCTATTATTAGGATTTGAATACTGTAATAGAACAGTTCCAGAGACATCATCTGTCACACGGAATACTTCTGAACATACCCCATCAACTTCAACAGAATATAGGCCATCATTCAATCCTGTTATTTCTGTGAAATACAAAGTTTCATTGGGGTTCATCAACCAAGACCTCATGTTAACCATCCGCCTTTTCCCGTCTATTACATCAACGATATATACTGATGGGGAATTACTTTCATTGTATGCTATTATTTGCAAAAGAATATGGTCATACGGAGAGAATGACTGCATATATCTGCTTGATAATCCAATATCCGTAGATGGCTTGAAAAACAATGGTGTAAAAGGACTTATCTTATACATATTACTTAATTTCTATAAGTTCATACTTGACAGCTTCCACATTTGATAAACTGAATTCCAAGCTTTTAATAGCTCCCTTATATGTCTTTTCTTGATTTGATAATTCTATGCACAAAGAGTTCAAATTACTATCAATTATAGTATTCTCCATTGTGAAAGAAAAATTACCATTACCAAACATAGGACTTCCCATCTCTATATCAGAATTCACTTTTCTACCGTCTATAATGATGTCAGAATTACCTTCCGATGATGCAAATGTCAACTTCCCAGCAAACGAAGATAAATAAGCCATATTAGCTTCTATCATATAAACTGGAGCAAGTTTCGCATTAAAAATGGAATAAGTATATGTACCCTGAACATCTACACTTCTGTCAAGATCATATCCTGATTCATTTTCAACTGCGCACACAATAAATATCTGCTGGTCACTGTCTGTTGTCGTTGAATCCTGATTTCTCTTTTCCGCCAATTCAACGAATCCATAGCAATCTGCCCTATATGGGGATACAAGAGTAAGTTTTGAATCCTTTATAGTACATCCGGTAGTATATGTATTGTTGAAATTGAATTCATCAGAACCATTATTTCCAAAGTCATAATCCTGCTTTTCATATCCAATCTGTACGGATGAATATATTCTGTCGGAAGCTACCGAATAATTAAATTCAGACACATTTCCTATAACAATCTTATTATCGGTACTAAAAAGCTCACTCCTGTGTACAAAACGCACATCATTGCCATCAATCATATATACATATCCATATACGGCTTCCATATATTCACAGAACTTCGAGAAAGATGTATATATTCGTGGAGTAGCCATTTCACGGATACTCTCTGCTGCGACAAGACAAGAGTTTTTCAACCTGTCGTTAGTTATTCCTACTACACTCTCTATAATAGAACCGGTAACATCCTTTTCAGGAAATATCTTTTTCAATATTGCATTAAGCAATGTAACAGGCCTTACAATATCAATCTTGTAATTGTCACCCCTTTCATCCCATGAAACCCCACATTCACCAGTGTTTACTCTCAAACTTGACAAGTCTGCATGCCCTTGCTTTAATGGATTGTGATTAAATACAGCATACTGAAGTTTTTCACCTTTTTTCAACTGCCCAGTCCACTTAATTGAATTAGGTCTCGTATTTGAGTCAAGCGAAAGCATATTTGAATATCCACAAGTCAGTGGTTGTATCACACCTTTTGTATCAATCTTGAACAAAGCAAATGCAAACTGATTACTATTTGAGAACTCTATGGAACTAAAATCAATTGTTATAGTATTGTCTCGCAGACATTCCAAAAACCAGCTTGTATTACAAGGATTTGCAGGGAATCCCCATCCTGTGTTGTCACCTGATGCAGAAGGCATAGATTCAGACTGGTCCTGAAAAACAAATGACTTGTTATGAATTTCAGAACCAGAATCTGTAGTTCCGATATATGGTATCCACCACCAGTCCGGCACCCTGTTGTCAAACTCTTTCCTTGTGTAAGATTCTCCTTCAACAGTTTCACCTGATAATATACATACCTTCTCATTCCTGATTATAACACCATCATAATTCAGTTTCTTATCATTCTTCAATTCGTCTACAAAAAACTCATACGTAGTGCCCTTATTAGCATTTAATATGGATTCAATATCATTATCAAGGCATGATATACTTGCAGTATATGAGTCGTAGCTAAAAGACGAGAAATCAAGCTGACATTTAAATAGTTCAACAAAATCCCAGTTATTAATAATTTGTGATATTGAGAAGTAAACTACAGAATTAATTCCTTTTGATTCATATACTCCAATCAGCTTATCCCTTGCAGAAAAAACAAAATTAATTGTACTACCACACTTTCTCGTTACTCCGTTTAATCCTGTACGAGTATATGTTATCTTGATGTCAGACAGATTTTCAATCATATCTGAAACATCCATAACATCTGAATCTATATGTAAAAAATATCTACAAATCATCCTGTCGTTAATTCATTCTCAAATATATAAAAATAGGCAAACCGACTAAGGCTTGCCTAAAATCCTGCTCTTACAAAAACGCGCAAACAACTGATATAAAACACATTACACAAAACCGAACTATTTAACCATGCTACTTCTGCAGACAAGTACATCTCCAGCAATCCAGTCTCCAGGACTTATGGATTCCGATGCCGTTGCCAGTACTGTTGCTACATAATTGAACTGCTGAGACTCAATCTTCCCATCAGAGTTAACAATCATAATATATTCATCAGTCAATTTTATTGCAAACCCCTCCTTATCAAATTCCTTAAAAATCAAAGGACCTACATTCTTTCTTATTGGAACAATCTCTATATATCCATTAACAGAATCCTGCAATTCTTTCAACGAGAAATCACTCCCGTTTGCCGGGAAAGTAAATGATACTTCCCCGGAAGTAGTAACAATAAAACTTTCCATATCAATAAACAGTTACAAGGTTTTCTATCTTAAAGCATCTCATCTCTCCTTTATCTACATCAAAGTATGCAAATGTCTTGTAACTTGGCTTTGTCATTTTTTTTCCGTGAATTGATGTTCCGGCCGGAAGATTGTACAATGTTCCGGAAGCATGTCTGATGCTTCCGTCAACTTTCTGGAATGCAAATTTCACAATACCCTTTCTCATATTTTTAGCAAGTCTGTATAACTCCCATGCCTTAATAAGACAGATTTTCCACGTGTATTCTGTTGTTTTTGCTAACTGGTGTGCATACTTCATCACTCTTACTCGAAAATTACTCTTTTCCATAATGCTAATTATTTGGTTTGACTTATATTTTAATTGTACTATAAAGATAGTTCAGATTGACTATATATGCAATCGTAAACTTCGCCATTTTCAATTGTCAAACCATAATTAACTTATTAATCTACAACACATTGCCTAATCATATTCCGAGCAAACGAGATACGGCTACGAACCGTACCTAATGGTATATGCATCTTTTTTGCTATCTCTTCATAAGAGTAACCCTCAGCATACATTATAGCGCAATCAACGGAACATGATTTTCTCCTGCATTTTTCAATTATCCCATAAAGTTCATTCCTTAACGTTTCATTGTCCGCATCGAAATAAGAATGGATATGATCAGCCTTCTCCTCAGAATCGAAACGTATCAATGATTCATGATTGTATGTTGTTATATATGTGTTCAACATAATAACGCTGCACCATGGTCGGAAGCTCTTGGAAGAATCATATTTACTTTTATTTGACAGAATCTTATACACAGTCTCTTCGGCAAGGTCTTCTGCGTCCATCATATTCCTGCAATACTTTCTTGCCAGTCCCAATATCCACTGATATTGCTCAATCACTATCTGCTCCAACCCCATGTCCATGCAATATTTTCATTCGAGATGATGAAAACTTATTCTGCTTCTCAGTAGACTTTCTGAGTAAGTCTATAAGAAAATCCGGGTTGTCGCAAAGTGACGATAAAAGATGAATTATTATGTCACATTTCTCATTAATTACTGGCAATAAAGCCACATTGTCGAATTTTTCTTCCATGTCTATTACGATTATTAGTGTTACAATCGTGTTACAAACCAAACGGAAAAAAATTCGACAAGCAGCAAAAAAGTTATCTAACGATGCAATTTTCTTTTAATTTCAACATCTGCCTGATGAACCATATTCGCATACACACCTGCAGTAATGATTCTTGTGTCAATATTCATTTTGAAATAAGTCATAAGAAACGCTATCTCCCTGTCAAATGATGCACGTACATCATCAGGAGTATTTTTCTTTCTATCAGCAGAAGAAGTGTCTTCAATCCTCTTTCTCATGTACTCCGCTTCTGCAATCATACGGTCTATTCTTGAAGGAATCTTTTCACGCTCAATACCAGTAATTCCCATTTCTGACAGAAGTCCAACAACATCATCTACAGCGTTTATGCTAATAAGCGCCTTCAATATCTTTGCAATAGTAATCCTGTACTTAATCTTTATTTTCTCTTCCTTTTCTAAAATTGCAGATTCTATTCCGGAAGGATTTACTATGCTCTGATACTGATATATCAATTCTGAAGCCACATTTTCCAGCATGGAATGATTATCACCTTCCTCCATAAGAACTTCTCTGTTTCCACAAAGAAGTTCAATAAAATCAAACATACTCAACCTGCTTAATGTAGTTATCATAATATTGTACTTTTATAATGTTCATAATTAGAGTTGTATGCTTCCTTATGTATTATCTTCATTATTTTCCTGAGTTCTACACGCATTCCTTTCATCTCACGAGATAGTTCAGAATAATCATTTACAACAACAGGACTACTTATTCCTGAATCATATATAGTATTCATTCTTACATTCTCATTGAATTCGCTTATATCAGGGAACACTTCAGCACCTTTCGGTAAATCTACCACGGTAGGAACATCTGGAGTTACCCATGACTTACCACCATACACAACAACCTCATGCTTTCCACCATCACCAACGATAGCCAATCCTCCAATATGTCCACCGTTCTTAGTACCTTCCTTGTATGCAGGAATTGGTGTTGCTGCGATAGTCGCTATCTGTACCGCTCCCATTGCACCTACTATTGCAGCAAGTACTAGGTTAGGTAATGCACGAGTTATTGCAAGTGCTGTTGCTATACCAGCCTGAGCAATGTCCACACCCTTCTGCCATTTAGCCTGCTTCTGCTGCAACTGAACTTTCTTTTTCTCAAGTTCCTCATTCTTTCTTGATGTTTCAGCTTCAGCAGCTCTTTTACGAACCTCTGCTTCCTCCTCAGATATTGCTCCACTTTCGGCAAGTGCTTCAATCCTTTCAACATCAGCATTGTACGCTTCCTCATTTGCCTCCTGTTCCTTCTCAATATTGTCAATATCGCGCTCATATAATGTCGACATAAGATTACCGATTGCACCAATGGCATCAGACGCAACATCCATCCATCGCTGAGCATTCTTCATCCGTTTTTTGTAAGAATCTTCTTCTTCATCCTGAACCCTCTTGATTGCAGCAATCTCAGCATCAGCTTCAGCATTTGCCAAATCAGCCTTTGCTTTCTGAAGCTGCTCGGCAAGTTTTTCTCTGTCGTCCTGGCTCAGATTTTCAACAGAAATCTGTTCCTCCAACGAGTCAACAGCAGCCTTAGCGGTATCAATAGAATACCGTTCTGTTATATCAGCCTTCTTTTTCTCATATTCCTCATCCGAAATAAGTTTCTTGGCATGCAGCTTTTCCAACTCTTTCAGGTCGGAATTATATTGTGCATTCCTTACAACCTGTTCGGCTGCGGCAGATTTAGAAATCTCATCAACATAATCAGCAGCATATTCCTCATAAATCTTACGCTTTTCATTGATGTATTTCTTTTCGATGAGGCTCACGTCGGCACCATTACTTTCAGCAGCCTTCATTTCTTCTTCCTTCTGCTTATCAAGTATATCAAGACGAACGGACATTTCTTCCTCACTACCTTCCTCAACGGAAGCAAGACGATTCTGAAGGTCAATACTTGCACGATTCTTTTCATACTCCTCAGAAGCCTTCGCCAATTCGTTGTTCATTTCTTGAAGTAACGATTTTCTCAATGCCATTTCTGCGGATGAATTACCTTTTACGGCATCAATCTTCTGCTGGTAACCATTACGTATAACAGCCAGCTCCTTCTCCAGTCCTTCTTCCATGAGTGCAGTCTGAGACCTCTGCAAGTCAGCTTCAACCTTCAAACGTGCAGCCTTCTCCTTATCTGTCTCTATTTTTACACCATTACCTCCATTCGTACTTGCACCTGACACATTCTTTATCTCGCTCGACAACGATTTGTACACTGAAATCATTGCCTTTGATTTTGCGATAGCTTCGGACTGTTGCAGTTCCATAGCAGCATATGTCTTATAGCTTCCATCCTCCATTTTATGAAGGTATGCCTTATTATACCAAGTTTCCTTATCCTGTATCTCTTTCTTCTTAGCTTCCGCATCAGCTATCAGCACTTCTTCCTTCTTTATACGTTCCTCAAGTGATTTAAGCTGTATGTCACGTGCTTTTTCCTCAGCCTCTTTTGCAGACATTCCCTGCTTCACGTATTTCTCTGTATCTCTAGCTATCTGTGCCTCGTACTTCCCGATAATGTCCGCACTCTTTGTGATTTTCATGTATGACTTCTCGTATCCAGACATCATTTTTGTCTCGATTGTTTCCACAGAAGCAAGTAAAGCGGAAAGTCCACGTACCATACCAGTAACCCAGTCAACCACGCTGCGCATCCATCCGTTACTTCCGTTTATGGTAAGCATAAGTTCATCCCATGCGGATGACAAAGACTTCAACGAACCAGCCATATTGTCAGACATCACATCTGCCATTGACTGCAACTCCCCCTCTACTCCTGTAATCTGTTCTCTGAGTGGGACTATCTTATCAGCTGACGTAAGGAACGCATTGAATGCGGACACGCTACGTTTATCCGTAAGTTCGAGTGTGGTGTTAAGGTCAACTCCGTTATCCCTCAACTTGACAAGCCCATTTACAAGGTCTGGCAACGTCTTAACAGGCTCACCCAATGTCTTTGCAAGCTTACCGTTACTGTCTGCAAGATTAAGCAGAATGTTACGTGTAGCTGTCGCAGCCATTGACGCATCAAATCCAGCATCAGAAAGCTTTCCTAACAACGCCAACGTGTCTTCAATGGTAAAGTTAAATGATTTGGCTACAGGGCCAACAATAGGCATCGCTGTCGCAAGGTAAGAGAATGACAACGCACTACGACTTGTAGATACAGCCATTGCGGACACGTAACGCTCGGTCTCTTTTGTTGAGGCACCGAACATTCTTAAAGCTGCTCCGGCCAACGAAGCCGCATCAGGAAGTTCTGCACCAGTAGCCTGAGCAAACCGTAAGATATACTGTGTACTGTCTTTAATTTCCTGAGCTGTGAAACCTAACTTAGCAAGTTCTATCTGTAAGTTTGTGGCTTCTGCTGCTGTGTATTTGGTTGATGCTCCAAGCTCACGGGCATCGTTCTGCAAGTCTTTAATCTTATCAGATGTTGTACCAAGGACTGCAGCAAGATTTGAGTTAGCAGCTTCAAATTCAATAGATGTCTGTATTCCACCCTTGAACAATGATATTAACTTCTGAACACCTGTCAGTACAGCCTGTGCTCCTACAAATCCTTTTACCATTGATGCGACACCAACACCTACATTACTTATGCCTTTAGAAAAATTACGTCTTAAAATATTACCGACATTCGATGCGATGATACCCATATTCTTCATGGAACTGTTTCCTCGCTCTATCTCCATCCATGCAGCTTTGATGTTCTCCTTGTAGTTTCCGATTTCCATCTTCTGCTGAGTATATCGGTCACTGTTACGTTTAACGTAATCTGTATTGACACCGATAGTAGAATTAAGTTTTCCAAGAGTATTCTTATAATCTTCATCAGTATCACGTACCATCTTTACAGCCTGACGCAATCTCTTATTTGCTTCGTTCGCTTCATCAATACTATGCACCTCCTTGTCTGCCAACTCCAAAGATTCCTTGATGAAACGTATGCGCTCCTCCTCGGTCATGGCAGCAGCCTTTCTGGTAGTATTCGCAGCTTTCTGAGCCTTATTCATTGCTTCCTCAGCCTTAGCAGCCTGCTGCATTGCCTTGGATGCTTCTGCTGATGCCTTTGACAATTCCTTTACCTCTTTTGTACTCAGCTTTTCTGCATCTGCCTTCTCCTTGATTTTCTTCATCAGTTGTTCAGCGACCTCTGCTTGACGACTGAATGCATCAGTAAGTTTTTCAGATGCGGAAGATACGTTCTTAGCCTGAGTATTATATATGGCCTGCAACTTGTCAATATCTCCCTTTACCTTGACGTCAACAGTAAGTCCCTTGATAAGTTCCGATGCAGCATCCTTGTAATCCTGCCTTACATCTGATATTGTACTCCTAAGTTCCTGCAACTTCTTCAATGATTCCTCATCGACGAAATCCTTCAATTTCAAATTTCCCATCACAAGTAATGTTTATATTCAACAATAACGCCATCCACCTTGGTACCTTCCTTATCGAACGAGTAGGTACCGTCACTCTTCCTGTACACAACGTACACACATCCGTCCAGCATGGCAGCTTTTTTTGCAAGCATGGCCACACGCTCATAGTCAGACATGATTTTCTTATTCTCGCAACCGCATCCCATCATTTATACCCACATTGTTTGAAAAAACGTTTCAAAAAAGGCTCGAGAAGTTGAAGTACAACATACTCTCTTGCGTCCTTTCCCAACATGAGAATGTCATTCCCGTATTTCCTTACTATGTCAGGACCATCAACGAATCCCACAGTATCAATCGAAAGAGTGTCACCTGCAACAGATGCGCGGATACTTTCATGGAACGGACCGGTAATATACAAGTTAGGAACATCAACAGGCCTTGGAGGAAGATTCAGTCTCGGACTTTTTATCGGAGGTGTTATCTTCCTTTTCCATTCAATATACCCGTCTGGATCATTATGCCACATAGATGTAGTTTCTCTAAAATATGGATCTTCTGAATATCCTGGTCTAAGACTGTCTGTATTACCGTCAAGACCTGAATATAGCTGTTCCCTTACAAGGTCTGCAACTTCTATATTGTTTTCCTGAAGGCAATCCATACATGACTTTTCAAATCCTGATGCAATTCTGTTTATCACATTCTCCAATTTCTCGAAATCAGCCATACAATTAAAATTAAAGCCGGACTTCCGCCCGGCTTAATCAACCAAAACCATCACTTATCAGCAGACTCACCGTCAGCATCCTTTACAGACTTACCAGTAATTCGTTCATACACGTCAGAAAGTTTCTTTTTTCGATTCTCCTCAGAAACTTTCTGCCAGATACAGGTCATGTGGGTATCAATGAATTTCTTTTTCGACATCATCTTGACCTGCTTTTCCACAAAATTGACTCCATCTACAATCATGCTTTTGCTTTAACTACTTTTACAAATTCAACCCATTTGACATCTTTCTCGTACAGAACAGAAGGTGATTTAACTGAAATCTCACCTTCACCAGGAGTAATTGTGAGATAACCATCCTCATACGAAGCTGATGTAACCCCATCAAATACCTCGGATGCACCTGAGGACAATTCTGTTGCAAATTCAGCAGTTCTGTCATATCCACCTACACATTCAATAATCTTGAATTTGTTGCTTTCGTTTTCTACCAAAATGACCTCAGTCAACCCTTTAATCACATTCGCAGGATTGAAATCCAACTTTAAGTAGTCAAAGTTCAACTGGCTGTCTTCTGCATCCATGTGGCAGAAATTTACCGTCATACTTGACTTCGCACTGCTTGTGCTGAACGGTGTGGCACCTGGATATACTGTTGACATCGGAATTCCGGCAAGAATATCAGTTCCATCATTGTAACCGATAAGCATTCTGTTTGAATCCCAGAAGTACACATCCCATTCCTTGTTAGCACAACGCAACAGCTCAGCATTCAGAATTTCATCAAAACGAGGAAGTGTGAAAGTATCTGTCTGAGCGTTGAGGCCATTGTACTGGTTTGCCCCGTATCCCACAGCACTAACCTGAGCTTCACCACCATTCTTCGCATATTCAACGAATGTATGAATAGGATAAATTCTGCCTGGTCTGTCAGCATGACACATTTTTTCCAACTCATCGGCAGTAATATTTGCCGGTAGTTTTACTCCATGCTCTACAAGTATTGCTCCCTTTACCTTACCCCAGTCAACCTTGCAGGCCGAACCACCGGTATTCATTTCTGCGCTTTCGCACACTCTTGTATTTCTCATTACCTACAACTTTGATTTTTAACTATTAATTCCATCGAGCGTATATTTATGGCATCAATAGGCTCGCTCACTTCCTCTCCGGATTCCGTATAGGCTCCGTATCTGCCATACGAGTAGTTCTCAGAATATTCATGCGGAACGATACTGTCATAGTATATATCAAACCTCCCATCATTTCTAACTACCTCAATCAGCCTTTCATAAATTGGTCGAAGAATGTTGATGAATGAAGCATACAGACGCCGTTCATTGCTCCAGCTCTTCGTTGATGAACACGCTATAAGGATATTCAGTGAAACCTTTGAATAATAGTCCAGACTGTCTCTCTTCTCTGTAACAGGACAGAACAGTACGACAAGAGGGAACTTACGTTCTGATGTTGAAGGCACTTTGCTGTATTCATCAAGTTTATCCTTTACATACTGGGCCGAACCAAATATGTAGTTCAGTTCAGGATTCTTAACTTCCTCGAACCTGTCATTCTCGATGTCAGCAGGCATTACGATTGTAAGGTTCCCACTCATTTCCTTTACTACATCTCCAATAATCTCAACGATACCTTTCATAGATTGAACTGGTTAATCTTAATCAACATGTTAGTCTGTGTGACAAGGTCAATCGGACAATTACCATCACGCGCCCACTGGATGAACTTCACATTGGCGGAAACCATCCTATTCCATGCAATAACCTGGGCATTAACAGGTGAAATGTACTCATTGGCACACTTCAGCCGGACATTCCCAGTTATTGTAGCTTCCGATGAAGAATCACGAAGTATGTGGAACAGCACGTAATCAGCAAAAGGCTCTTTCAGTTTGTTGCATACGATTTCATACTTAGACGGCTCAGTATCTTCGTTTCCTTCATCATCAGACATATCAAGGTAATCCATTGCATAACCTGCTTCCTTCTCACCGAGCATTGATTCAAGAAAAACAGGCTGCAACTTCTTGATATATGCTTCAATATGACCGGTTACTGCTAAAGAATCGGCACCGGCCGTCTTTGATGTTGAGGTGTTTTGAATATGACGGGGTCCTGATACAAAATATGACACATCAATCAACATGGCAATTCCTTATTTCTTCGCTTTCTTAGCAGGAACCTTTTTGTCCTCCTGAACCTCGGCTGCCTTCTCATCTTCGGAAGGAACCTCTTTGGTATCGTCTGGCTCATTATTCTTTGAATCCGTGATTTCAACATCTTTGGTATCATTTAAAAGTGATTCAAGTTCCGCTATCCTGGCTTTCATTTCATCATTTTCCTTTTGTAAACTCTCGTTCTTTGCAGAAAGCTCATCTATAACCTCCTGCTGTCTCTCGAATGTTTCTTTTACTTCCTCTTCCGGTACAAGTCCAGCTTCCGATGCCGGGGTGATGGAAATCAACCCACGGCCAATACGGATACGCTGTTCCTTTATGATACATTCAAGAACCTTTTTGTCACCTTTAAGAAGTAACATAGGCATCAGGCTTTAGTGATTGCTTCTTTCAAGGCTGCCAAGTCACCATAAGCGAATGCCCATGGCATATATACAGGGAAGATAACTTCTTCCTGGGCAATGAGGACAACTTCATTCTTTACCTTGCTCTCCACATCGTCAGCCCATTCAAGTGTAAGTGATGTGTAATCAACAAGCGAAGAACCCATATTGAAGTCACCCAACAGATACTTACCAGGGAGGATAAGATTCGACTCAATAATAGGACGGCCTGCAATATACTTGACGCCACCACGCATTTCCACGATACCCAAATCTCTTCCCGTTGTATCCTTTTCTGATTCCATGGCATTGACTGTCATAGGGTTCAGAATAATCGCATTAGGTGAATACTGGGCGTATGTCATTACAGCAAACGCAGTCTTCACAACATCGCGTGAGTTCGGTTCCTCTATAGACTTGAAAGCACTTTCATTGACGGTAAATGTCAAAGAACTGACAGAATTTTCAGTCTTGTAGGCAACATCCTTCAAGAGAATTCTTCTGTCATCCATCTTGATCACAGGATGCGGAGTTGTCAAGTCCGTCATTTCGGTCGCTCCAGCAAAGGTTATATTCATACCATCGAGGATAAGGTCCTGAGGATTTGTAAACTCAATTATAGTGTCCTTGTTTGAATTGTATCCTGATACAGACTTCACTGAACCAGCCTGTCCGGTTACGATGGATTCATTAATTATCTTTTCTATAGAATCTACACCTTTCTGGTTTACTATACCAAGCAGGTTCTCACCATTGCCATCACCGAACAAAATATTCCAGTCCTCTGCCATATATACAGCTTCAGGCAACATTTTCAAGATAAATGAACGGATGTAAACACGGCTTTGCAGCATTCTTTTTGAGATGCGCAAATACGTACCAAGACGCTTGGTAGTTGCCTGATGTTCTCTAATCTTAATGCTAGATTCAGGCAACATTCCGTTCTCGGTCACATAACGTGCATTGCGGTCGAAGTCGTATACCTCTGCATAAGAAAGGCTCGGATATTTAGGATCGCCCTGCAAAGTAGTCAAGACATCACGCATATGTACACGTTTGTTTGCAATCTTAGATACAACCCTGTTCTGCTGCTGGGTAATCAGAAGGTCACCGCTGTAGTTGTCTGTCATTGAGACAATATCCTTGAGGCTAAATCCTTCAAATGTTCCGGTCTTGCGAGTATGGTTTTCTGCAAAATCTTTAAACTTGTCAGAATCCAACATTTCATTCAATTTCTCATCGAACTTGTTGATGACTTCCATGCCGATACCTTTAGATTTCAACTTCTCGATAGTCTCACCAAGACCCTTAACTGTTTTAATGAGTTCCTCGTTATCCTTGGAAAGCTGCTTGAACTTCTCATCGTCATAGCCATTCAACTTATCGTTCAGACTTTTCAGCTTTTTTTCCAAATCTTCAGGTGAGATAACACCTTCCATAGCCTTGTTGACAACATCACACATTTTTTCTGTCATGTTGATCAGGAACTTAGCTTGTTCCTGTGGCATCCCTTCGGTCTTAAGACCGAAATCTGCAACTGTAAATTTTTTCATCTTCAATTTAATTTTAATCATTATTAAATGCCTTATTCAATGAACTAAAGAAAGAAGTGCTATCAGCGGCTTTTTTCTTAACATCATCATCTTCTTGCTTACCGTCAGTTTTATCCTGAGTGTCATTGGACGGCTCAGACTTTCCGGAGAAGATGTTTGTGCTATCATCCTGCAACAAGGCGTTACTTCTATAGACTTTTCCATAACATGCCGGACAACGGACGTATGCCATGAAGTTCTGTACAGACTTCTCGGTCAACTCCAGTCCTTCCGACTTCACGGAATCAATAAGTGCAATAACTTCTGCACGTACTTCCGGTTCCAGTTTGTCTATCTCCTGACTTACGATACGGTCAGTAAGCCATCTCGAATACATGGCAGCATTGTCAAGCACCTGCTGACTAAATGTATGCTCATGTTGTTCATCGTAATCAAACTGGTGTCCACAATGAGGACAAGTAACCACGTTACCTCCATTAATTGCTTTAAGCAAAAGATTAAGTTCCATATCGTACTGTTTCAATCGTTCATCCGAATAATTCGTGTTCTTGAACGCTTTCCTTATGAACTCGATAGCTTCCTTAACCTGCTCCTGTGTACCTGACTTGAGATTTACAAGGAATGTCTGAGGGTTGCTTCCCCAACTTGTCAGAGTCGAATACTCGAACATTTTCCATTCAAGCACCTTGCGCGGGTCAGTCTCATCACGCTTTATGGCTTTCACTCCGATAGAGTGTTCAAGTGTTCTGCCATTCTCAGCATACAACTTATAATCAGCCAACGTGTCTCGCCCAATCTGTTTTTCAAGATTAAGCTTGCCAACCATAATGAGGTTTCCCTCTTTTTCCTCGCCACTGAGTGGTACACCCAACAACTGGTCAGTACGGTGATTAAGGAACCATCTCATCCTGCCGATATTCTCCTTCAACGTCTTGTTGAAAGAGCCAGGCATGGAAACGTCGTTCTGTGAGTCTTTCACACCGATACCGTTCACAGCTACCGTTACGATACCCTTCTCATCCACATCATTTGCCTTCGTTTTGTACTGTAGGCTTTTGGTTTTCTCTTCCATTTTCAACTTCACTTTTTGTGTTAAGACTTATTACTTGTTTTACTATCTCTCTCTCCTCGTCTGACATCTCGAACAAAGTCTTGTCAAAAAGAGGTTCTTCGAATCTGCTTTCCTTTATTTGTGCCCTCCAGTCATTTATACTGATGAGGCCGCTAAGGAACTGCTCCTTACATCTAGTATTAACCATTGTCTTGACTTCCTCAGCTTCCTTCAATCCCTGCTGCAGACAATCCACATCAGAAAAATCACAATCCAAGTAATAGCCACCTTCTTCAAGTCCAAGAAATGCAGTTAGTTGCTTGCAGAATTTCTTGGCCATCGGTATGATGGTAGATGTATATACAGCCTTTTCCGCTGTTGCCTGATTGCTGAATGTTGCCTGGTCCTTACGCGGTACAAGCACTGAAGGGATACCGTATGCTCCGGCTATCTGTATAGCATCAGTCAAGGTTTCCTCAAATGGCTGCAACTCACTGATAGTAAGATTTGTCCTAACGAACGACAGAGGAACATCACTTAAACCATAAGGAAGTCTACGTTGGTCCAGCCCAAATTTTCCAAAATGACTGTCAAGTATTTCCTTCTTTTCATCTTCTGTCATTGCTGCAGTACCAGCTTCATCCTTCTTATTGGATACCAGGAACCCCAAACCACCACGTTTTACGTAAATCACGTTTCTCGCTTCATATACAGCAATAAGGTTGGATATAGGTTTCAGATGAGCGGCCAACCTGCTCTTTGATTTCAGGAACCCGTTTATTGACATATATTCAGGTGAGCCGTCACGGTCATGCCATATCTGATATGAAGGGATTTCCATCGTACTCACATATCCGTAATTCAGACGGTAACAACGGATAATATCATCTTCAGATGCTATTCCAAAGATTGGACTATTGACACTTCTGTTAGGCTCTACATTAACAAAATCAGCAGGAAGTTCCCAAAAGTTATCACACCATTTCCACTTTGGCTGGTCCTTGAATGTTTCTCCCATAGCAGCACGAAAGAAAGCATTGCCAGTGCACAGCTTATATACGAAGTGTGAATATATCATCTCGTTCCAAGACATAAGACAATTTGGCTTTGTGAGAATCTGGTTCATTCTCTTGTTTTCCCAGACCACGCTGTCGTCCTTTACCTTCTTCAATTGGAATCCGGAACCTGATATACGTGAAGCAATGTAATCAATCGGAAAGAATACTTCTGGAACAGAACGGAACAGTTCCATGTAATTATGGCCGCAAACCAGTGGGGATACGAATAACTCATGCACGTCACAACGGTCAATATAACCACTATCTTTTACACCCTCCTTTGGTGTTGATATAGTCTGTGGTTCACTGGCCATTTTCAGCCCAGCACATGCCGGAATAGTATCCTGTTTTAAAATTGTATATCCCATAGTTTATCCTTATATTACAAAGATAAATTATGGGTATATACGATGTTGATTTTGCAAAAATCTTGCAATTTACCCAAACATGGAAAATGCAAATAAAATACTATGTATCAACATATTGTAAATAAAACCAAGCTTACCCTAATTTTATGATAGTATATGCAATACCACTTAACAGGGCACTGGCTCCACTTATATTTTCATCATTGTAGTCAAGAACTTCAGTTATGAATGCCATATACTCATCATTTTCCATACCGGTCTCAGAAAGCAGGAAGTATGACTTAATGAAATCGGATGTAGCAGCTATTCTCTTATCCATATCCTGATATTCCTTCTTAATCCTTACTTCCGGAAGCGTATTTCTCAGTTCCCTTGCCATTTGGTAATATGCAGGTGACGATTCCACGATGTACGTTCCTGCATCATGTGAACATATAACAGACTTCATCTCTTCGAGTGATACAGTTTCACGCATTACGAGGTCAAGAACATGCCATTTTTCTCCACACCTTGCAACCTGACACATATAGAACTTTCCTCCAACATTCGGAATGATGTACACTATCTTCTGTGAATACTGATACTCGACTGAAGGATTGAAGAATCCGAACACGCTTCTGTCAGAATACATGTTGCGTTTACGACGGCTCGAGAACTGGGAATACTCCTCGTACATGATGTCATGTACAACATATCTCAAAGTATCGGTAAGGTGCCCGTGTTCCTCATAGGATTGTTTCGTTACGCTGTCCTTTATCTTTGTCTTGAGGATTGCGCCATTAGCATCCTTCTGTACGCTCTGGTAGTCCTCGATCGATACCCTGCAACTATCGTCTATGCTTATGCTGAGGCCGGGCAATGATTTCTCAAAAACAGCATTGACAAACTCACCGGTCATGGATACGGACGGGTTCCTGTTACCCACCTTATCCTCAACAATCCAGTTGTCTTTCTTCAACGTGTCAATAAACAGGTCCATGAATGAACGCTTCTCATCGTCGATAGTGTTGGCGGATTTGGCTGATGCATCACCATGAAGGTAGATTTTACCGTCATATCCTAACTCCTGCAGTCGCTTGGATACCAGTTTCGCGGCTCTTCTTGCGCTGTTGTTCGGGCTTTCAGCCGTGGTCTCGGCAATCTGGTACATATCCTTACCTTTGCTCAAGTCTGCCTGCCAGTAGCCGACAGATATGTACGGTAATACGTTACTATCGACAGAAAGATGAATCGGCAATCCAGGTATGTAACTGTATTCCCCGCTGTTCTTTCCTACATTAAACGAACCGAGGAACTCGTTTCCGGTCTTAATTACACCCCACTCTCCCAACGCATACACGTTGTAGTAGTCCGGGTCATGAATCCGGTCATGCTCGAAGTCCATCACACATTGTTCATCATAATAACCATACGTTCCATCAGGCGAACCAACAACCCAAAAGTTGTTAAGGTACGTTGACTGAATAACTACCATATTAGGCGGATATTCCTCTATTTCCTTAGTTTTAGGATTCACTATTGAGCGTCCCTCGTTCATCTTTAAAGACTTCACCTTTGTCAGCTCTGCAGGTATTATCCGGCCGCCAATTTCTACAACCATAGGAACATCATGCAGTTTCTCGTTGTCAAGCCAGTCCTTCTTTATCCAGTTTGTCTCTGATATTGGGTTGAAGTCTGCAATAATCTGCTGCCCTTTCTTACCACGCAGACGTTTACGGATCTGTTTCAAATCGGCAAATTCAAATTCTGACAACTCCTCAAGCTGTACCCTCTTGTAGTTACTGATACCCTTTATCTTTTCGGGGTCATCCAAACCTGAGAAATCTATCTTCGCACCATTGAATGTGCATTTTATTGAATTTTGTATGAACTTGAAATATTGTGATATACCAAGCAGTGATACAGCTACCTTATAGTCCTCATAAATTGTCTTGCTGATTGATGCACCAACCTTTCTCATCACAAGTGTATTCTCACCGTCCTGCAATGTCTGTATAAGCACAGCCTGTGCTACACTGAAAGACTTACCCGATGATGAACCGCCATATAAGATAATAAAGCGTATTGTAGCATCATTTAGATATTTCAGCAGATAGAATGCATTCGGATTGAGTTTCTTGTGATTTACTATCATAGCCAGCTACTTTTGTTCTATTCTTTAGATTTTTCGTATTAATTCTTGTATAACCCCCGATATTTTTCTCTCATAATTATCCTATTCTTTAGATTTTATTCAGTTTCATCATCAAAACCTATGCGTATTTCGTTCGTTTTTTCGCCATCTTTACCAGTAAATGCTATCTGTTGAGGAGCATTCCACCCATTCATGCTGGCCAGAAGCTTCGCCGCTTCCACCTTACCGTTGAACTCATAGCTTACCTTACCCTTGTCATTGCTTATCTTCTTCATGGCATTTCTCACACGCTTCGGCATCTGGCTTGGGGATTTAAGTTTTATCTTTCCTGTTACAGGATCTACAAGATACAAATCGTTCGGGTCCATCATGACAATATCCATGAGAACCTTTTCCACCTTATCACGGCTAATTTTCGATGCTTCTGCACGTTGGGCCTTTAATTCGTCTATCCTTGCTGCAACCTTGTTACTTGCCAGCATCCGGCTTGCATTGCTCCATATCGTCTCAGGCTGCATCTTTGATGCGTCATAGGCCATCCTGTATGCTTCACTTGCATTACCGTCACAGTCAAGGTAATAATTGCAGAACTTTTCCTGTTTTTCGGTCAATTTCCTGTTGTTCATAGGCTAATGGTTATTAATGCCGACGATGCAGATTACCTGTTTCCGGTCTTTCAGCAAATCGTAGGCTGCTGTTAATGTACTTCCTGTCGTGCAGATGTCATCAAAGAGTATTACTCTCTGTTCCTTAATTGGCCGGAGAAGATAAAACTCAGGATTGATACGTGTCCTGTTGAGGCACTGCATTGCAGATTCATAGAATTTTATTTTCACCCCCTGGGCAATTTTTTGGCAAATGTCAGTGGCGAAATGGTACTCTGTGATGTGCCTGCGCTTCGGTGTGGTAATTATGCACCATTCATCGTCCGGCCGTATCAATGAAAGTATCAGTTCCGTAGCGGCTTCCGAAATGACTTCTGCACACTCACCCGAACTCTTGATTTCCTCAAATTGGATTCCATCCTTTGTCCTTGCAAACAGGGATATGTAATAAAACCCGCCCTTACGGTGGATTCTTACTTTAGGCTGCATGTTGCATAACCTTTCGTATTTCCTCCAGCCGCGGGCGGGTTTGTCCCAGTCATCAATCCTTATCTTTCTACCTTTCCTCACAGCCAAAAACCTTTGCTATCCCTTTACTGACTGAGGTGTAATTCAAAGGTACTGAAAAAATACCTTCATCGACAGATTGTACAGGATTGTCGAATTCTCTCTTTTCGGAAACACACTGAATATCAACGCCATTGTATTTCCTTACTTCTTCCGCAAATTGAAGTATTGTACAAGATTCAGGATTGACAATGTTTACCAGCTTCTTGTCAGAACCTATCGCATATATCAACCCGTCCACCACATCATCTATGTAGGTGAAGCACCTGGTGTTCATTCCTCCATTATACAGACTGACCTTTTCCGAATTCATGAGAGCATAGAGAAGAGTCCCTTTCCGCTGGTCAGGTCCGTACACGTTATGAAGGCGTACACCAGTCGCATTCCTACAATAAATTGAAGCATAGACTTCATCAAAATGTTTGCTTACACCGTACATACTTGTCGTGTTGCATGGATTTGCGGTGGAAGAACTTGCATACACCAGTTTCACACCGAAGCGCGTACATCCGTCAGCTATCGCAACGAATGAATCAATGTTGTCACGAAGTATTTTTTCATGATCCGAATTGAAAACGCTGGTCTGTGCGGCAAGATGTATAACAGCATCGATTCCACCCCCGGCCAGAAGGCACGGAACGCCGGCAGCTTCAGTTCCACACACACGGTCGATACCGACCACTTCAACACCACGACTTCTCAGATTCTTGCAGAGGGCTTTACCTATAAAGCCTTCACTGCCGGTTACGACAATTTTCATCATCACAGCTTGTTTAGAATTTTACATAAAACATTCAGTATGTTACCCAGTAACATCACTATTATTATCAGAAGTGCTGTATCCTGCTCAACCATCCCGATGGAATAGCAGAACAGGACAGCCACAATCATAAATATTACTCCTTTGGACTGATAATGTTCCATCAGGACTTGATATTAAGTTCGTACTCATATCTGCTGACGGTCTTATATCCGGTAACAAGTACACGTTCACCGGAATACAGGCCGGATATGGTGTTCTCAATCACATCAAGAGAAACACGTTCATCAAACTTCAGGAACACCCTTCCTGGCACTCCGCCAGCGACGAATGCGACAAAATAATATGTTCCACGCTCCCAGTAGAACACATATAGGATGAGAAATGAAACTACCACAGAGGACAGATAAACCCAACTTGACGGTACATTAAAATCTCCTAAAATTATCAATGATGATAATACCATTGATACAATTGCCCACTCTAACAGATTAATGAGCAGGCCTACGACTTGTTTTTTCTTTGCTTTCATAAATCAATTTTTGCCAGTTAATAATTCAAAATCATACATTAATGCTGTTCATTTACTGCAGTGCTTCGCATATTTTCTCTATGCATTCAGTATTTTCTTCGTTTAACCATTCCTTGGCCACATTCCACGCAATGCTTTTACTCGCTTTGAAATTATCAATTCGAATACTATGGTGAGACAATTTTCCTTCTGTCGGTTTCAATCCGGAATCATGCAATTCACATAAACCGTCTTTGTAGAATGTACACCAGTCTCCTTCTTGTTTGGCCTGTATCATCGGTACGGGCATATCAACTACCCCCATAAGGATACCTACATACCATTCCGTTGCTGCAAGCCTGTCTTTATATCCGGCTTCGATAAGCCTTAAAACATCTTGCGGAGACCCAAACAAGGCGTATGACATTGCTGCTTACATAACTTGCATTTACACTGTATCGGTTTGCGGCCGGTTTTTCTGATTATTCTTTGCAACTGAGTTTCTTTAATAAGTAAGCTCATTTTGTTTCCTCCATATTAAAATCCCAAAAACTAAGTTTTCCTTTCACATTCAGTCCTCCTCGAAATCTTCTTTTCGTAAGTTATACCCAGCCAAAATAGCCTTAGACAACACAGCTTCAAAATCATAGATAACAGTTGAATTGAGAATGTTTTTAGCAATCTCTACAGCTCTTTCTTCCAAAGTTTTTTTCTCAGCACTAAATGTAATTGAACTAAGCCGAGTGAAGTATTTATTTTCATTTATCGTAATCTCAGTTGAAATGCTCAGATCTGCAGCATTTACCTTAACAGCACGCTCTGCCATAGCAATTGCATTAAATGTTAAAAGACTTACCATAATCTCTTCGTTCGTGACTAAATCTTTCAGGTTCTGAGTAAAACTTACATCACGACCTGCATCAAACATTGCTTTTGCAAACTCCTCTCCGGAATCACTTCCGTGCTCTTTTACAAGTTCAGCATATATATCTTCAAATTTTTTCATTTCCTATCGTTTTTTATAATACTCAACAATCGTTTTATTCAATGCTTCGATGATAGCAAATGTCAGTGTAACAGGCATTTCACTTGTAACCATCTTCTTTATGTACACTTGACCGTCCCTGTATTCAAGAACAGTATCAAGCTCAATTATTACACTATTTTCTTCCATAACTATTCATTTTGGTAATCATTCAATTTCTCCGAACGATTGGTTTCAAGATGATTTGCTATCTCATTCATGGCTTCATCCCATGGAATCTCACCTAAATGTTTTAAGCAGGCATCCCATCCAACAATGAACGCACATTCTGCTAAATCCTTAGTCATAGGATTACCACGGCTTACTCTTTTTGAGTATTCGTATGCTATTTCTTTTTTCTTGCTCATCACATTTGTTTTTTAAAAAGTTTCTCATTTATACGAATGTACTTGACATTCATATCGTAATTCTTTGCCAGTAGCCAGATACTGGACTGTGACAACTTTGGACAATCCTTATAACAGAACTCCTTGGCGTCACTCTGTCTTTCACCGAAATTCCTCAGTGGAGCCCAGGTACCACATATCAGTACCTGGACAACATATCCTTCTGGAGTATTTGAAACCTGAAACATAATCATTAATCAATTTCAACAAAACTGACTTCAGTTTATCTTCTCTCTTCTTGTCTTCACAATTACCGACAAAGCGTTTTACCTCCCTGCAATTCTCCATGAATTCATAGAAAAAGCAGTTTTCACACACTTATTCTTTACGTACCTCTAGTTTTTCCTTACTAACTGGAAGGATTCTCCAAGTTTAAAATCTTTCACCATAATTTTTCACAAATGATTTAGCTGAATTATTAAGATACGACTGCCAGCATCCATTAAATCTTGACCATCTAAAACCGTGTTTTTTCAACTCATCCCTTAACGATTTATCAGGTTTACAATCAAAGAATAGCTGTAATCTGTTTTCCGGATAGTTCTCAACAACTTTCACATCACCGATGCAATATTCCTTGTTTTCCATGCTTTTAAGAGTCTTTGCCTTCTCAAGCTGTTGTTTAACTCTTCTAATATTGGCTCCGTTATTCGTAATTGAGCATGAAGCAAATCCAATCTCACCGAAACAGTTAGGCTCAAAAAGTTTTCTTACCTGGCTTTCGGTCAATCCAAGTCCGACAAGTTGTTCATGCTTTTCCAATTCAGTGATTTTCTTTGAACGGATAATCTTGTTTGCAGACTTCATCAGTTCCTGAACTCTTTCAAGTTCCTTCAGCTTGTTTTCCAGCTTCTCAACTGCATTATCATCATCAAGGTAAATAGAAGTGTTGTTCTCCACGGCTGAGGCTTTTTCAGCCCAATATTCAGACTTTTCCGTGTGTTTTACAGACTGTCCCATGGTGTTCCATATTTTCTCACGGTATCGCCTGTCTGCTGCACCGTGTACCGGTTGTCCAAAAGGGATTGCTTCACTCATTTTTGTACTTCTCTCATAGGCATTTCTTGCCTTTTCCGCTGATTTTTCTGAGAGGTCACGGTATCTCTCTGCGCGAACGCGTTTACGTTCATCTCTGTCCATAATATAAAAAAGTTTGGTTTGACTTTTATTTCTTTACATCAGTAAAGTTAGTGATTTTCAGCGATTTTTACAAACGTAAACTTCGCCATTTTACTTGCTTTTTTGAGTTTTTATCCATCATCTTTTCCTTCATAAACTTTGCTCAATCAATTCCGGATTGTCGTATATATTACCAATGACTTCCCAGTTAAGTTTTCCGTTCACAACATGATTACACAGAGCACTTATACATTTATATTCAGGGACTGTCATGCCAAAAGCTCCATTATTAAACAATACCTTTCGATAATACTTACGCCCTTTGTTGTCATTTCTTTCACCAATACACATTAAAATGTCACCCTCATAAATCTCATTTCCATTCTTGTCATGCAATCCAGTAAACTGGCCGATAGTGTCAATATCTACAATACAATCTCCATTACCGTCATATATACACATAACTTTTTTATTTAAAATATTAGCATAAGATAAATAGCCGTATATCCAACCTATTTTGTTTTTCGCTCTGAATTTTATTTCTCTGTTCATAATCATTCCTCAATATTAGGTATCAAGTCTTCAATATATGCAAACTGTAGGAGTTTGTCATAGTGGCACATTTCTTTCCATTCATTACCACAGAAAACATCCACACGATATTTTATTTTCAAATCTCCAGTCATGTATTTTACAAGGGCTTCTTTACCTGTGATTGGGGGTTCGCTTGCATCATGCCAAACGGAATTGATGCGCCATTCTGCACCATTTTCAAAAGCTGTTTCCAAATCGTCTTGACCGATATGTCCACCTCCGGAATAGGCTATATTTGCTATTCTTTCAGCGTTTTCAGCTTTAGCTTTCTTTATATCTTCCTTTGACATTATAAAGTCTCCTTTCTTTTTAAAAGTGTTTCATCGAAATGTGGTAGTGGCTTCCATGCTATCACTTCATCTTTGTTGTTTGTAAGCGACCAGTGCCATTTTTTGTTGTCCTGATTTGAAGAATCATGAGGAATACGCTTCATGATGCAAATACTTATCCGGTTTATTCCACGCTGAGCAACCAATACACGTACGTTCAGTTCAGGAATCCGTTCATCAACACTTATCCAAGATGACTGATTTTTATACCATTCTGCGCCTTCCATGAAATCGGCCATACAGACCTGTTAATAACCAGCTCTCCAAAGTGGACGACAAGCTTCTTTGACATATTCTTCTGCCGCCTTTTTAATGTCTTCTTTCTTCATAGTTCTATTTCATATTGCTTGTTATCAATCTTAGGCATTCGGTCAAGTAAAGAGGATGGTACTTCGACACCATATCTGTTTTCGATTTTTATAGGAATCCAGTTGTAATAGACACCACTTTCTTCATGATATACAGGGATTCCATAATCAGCAAGAATACTACCATCAATGCCTTTGAATTTATCTTTCCATTTTTTGATAAAATCTTTTGAAACCTTTAGCCGTTTGTTTGGCTTGAAATAAGTATGTCCTCTTACCGTGTATGGGACTACATTTTGAGGACTTAACAAATCTGCAAACCTCCATGTATCTTCTGCCCACACACAAGTAATACCGAAATACCAATAGTAGCCAAAGTTTATAGGCTTAACTCCAGTAAATTCTTCAACCATTTTAAATACCTCTTTCTTCTCTGATTCTGCCTGCTCGTAGAAGTCTTGACATATTTTTTCAAGATGTGTTCCTGGTTTTGCTGTTAGTTTCATTATATCTCCTTTCCACCTATCCCAGCAGCCACCACATGACTGCCAGGAACAGGTAATACAATTTCGTTTTCATTGATTTTCTTACTTAAATAATTTCTTTAATCCTACATTCATAGCACTTCTTTTAGCTTCTTCAGACGGATGCACATAAACATTTAATGTAGTACTGACATCTGAATGACCAAGTATCACAGATGTTGTTTTAATATCTACCTTATTTTCAATCATGACCGTAGCAAAGGTGTGACGCAATCCATGAAATTTAATCACATGCCCAAGCTTGACCTTCTCAAGGATAAATGACCGATAATAATTTCTGTACGTTCTTGGTTCGATAAAATTCTCGGAACACGTACATACATAATATTCCGGTTTACTTACAGCACAAAACTTTTTCATCATTGGAATAATTTCCCTCATGATTGGAATACGCCGTTGTGATGAGGATGTTTTCGGAGTACTAAATATTATTTCAGACACTTTTGTATCATGGTTATAAATACGCTCTATTGTTCTGTATACTTGTATTGTCTTTGTGTCAAAATCTACGTCTTTCCATTGCAGAGCACATATTTCCCCTATACGCATTCCTGTGCATATAGTCAATAATATACCGAGATTCCTTGGAGATGGATTTTCAATTGCATAATTGACAATCTTACGATATTCTTCCTGTGTGTATCTTTCTACTTTATCAAAAGCTCTTTTTGAAGTTGTCGGGAAAACCATCCTCCAATGTATGTCCGGTATATCTTCATCCATTTCTTCAGATGCATAGCGCATTATCATTCGGAAAACTATCAGAATATCATTACAATATTTAGCCGACCTACCTTCATCTAGCCAACGATAAATGACGGGTTGAACACATTTCTTGTTTAAAATCTTAATATCCATATTCCCAAACTCCGGTGATATTGAATTTGCATATATCATCTTATACGTGGCAATGGTCGATTTCTTTACTTGTCTAGTTTTCGATACAACCCAAAGGTTGTAAACCTCATTCAATTTCATTCTTTTACAATTATATCATTTATACCAACTTTAATAACCTCTGAAAATCCCAAAGAATCATCTGTCCTGTTCAGAAGAATGTACTTCTGCTTTACTTCATTTTCCAAAACATCGCCATGATACACATATCCCATTATTCCGCGAATGCTGAGGTTAAAAAGAAGAATTGGGATTGATCGCGAAGAAAGTTCCCAACACGTTACCATATTCTGTGATGGGAAATGCTCCCAAGGAATTAAACGCCGACAACGCTGCCACCAATCAGCTATAATCATCGAACCGTTTCCCGCTGTAGGTTCGTGAACATTACCTTTACCATCGGTCAGCTGTGAGCATATTACTCCCAACTCATTTGGTGTAAAGTCCTGCTTCTTCTGTTTTCGCTCGGAAAGTTCCCCTTCGTATATCTCCTGGAACCAATCGTATGACAAGTCGTAGTCGTTAACTTTCAAGAAATCTCGGTATATGCGGTTTCTCTCCTCAATATCACCCAATATTATTCGTTCTATCGCTTCTGGCATGTCTCTTATGTCTTCTATGCCAAGCAGATAAAATAATTCTTCTTTTTTCATTGATTATTTCTCCTTTTTTCAACTAATAATTCTAACCTCTTCTCACACTCTGCACATTCGATTTTCTTTCGCTCCAGTTTCTCCCGGAACTTAACCAGCTCCTCATCCGTGTTCTCATCAAAGAACATGTTGTTCTGACGGTTGTGCTCGATGTACTCATTCATCTTGCGTTCTGCTTTTGTTATCTGGGCTTTGGCCGAAATCAGCTTAGACAGGCAAGAACTCACTTCAAGCGACTCTCCTGAACGCTTGTCGTAGAAGTACAGGCTTGTAGATACAATCTGTTTGGGGTATTGGCACTGTAATTTCGCCATCCTCCATCTGATTACCCATTGGTACCGGAAATACATCTCACGGGGAAGATTGTAGTGATATAAGCTTACTTGTTTTTCTGCATATCCGTAGTAAATAGTTACTTCAACCCATTGCTCAATCTTCAGTTCCCTTTCAGCTTTGGCCAAATCCTTAGACATCTGGAACAAGTCATCCATACTTTCCTGCTTTCCCATATCATTCAAATTTCAATTCAAGCTGTTGCCAACCTGGTTCTCTGTATCTGCGATTCGACTGCATAAAGGCTTTCCGTAAGGCTTCAGCAATCTTATCACGCATTTCTTTAGATACATGTTTCTTATCGGCGTCACTATTCATTTGGAGTATCTTGTTAAGGCTTCCGTTTATTGGTTTTTCGTCAAGGAACAGGCTATACTCTGTAAATATTCGGTTGCAATCCTTTGCAGCTTTCTCTTCTTCCGCATCCTGGTATCGCTCAATTACTGTTTCCTGGGCTGCTCTCAAAATCCTTTGTCCTCGGTCGCTCCTGCAACCATGCCATTCATTCTCGAATATGACAGATATTGCACGTTTCTTGCGAATCTTACCTATCTTTGCCCATCCATAATACACTTTTAACTTTCCCATCTCACTTATTAATTACTATTGCTATAGTTTTAGTTCCAGTTCCGCTTTCCTTGAAAGTGCCTTCTTCAATCTCGAATTTCTTCCCTCCATTATCCTCCAGCCATTGTCTAAAATCCTTACACTCAGATTCACTTCCAAATTCCCAGTGAGGACCAGTTATTGCAGCCAGGACACCGCCGGGATTTAAACACTCATACATACGCCTTACATGCCGAATGTCCTGATTTTTACTGAATGGTGGATTTGCTATAATCTTATCATACTGTGCAACATCACACTTCGTGAAGTCATCTCCAAGAATACGTATATTATCCTTTTTTGCTAAAATCTCCTTATTCTCCGGCATAAGTTCATAGCAATCTACAATTACGTCCGGACAGCTTCGATGAATCGCATCTATGATAGCACCAGTACCAGCACTTGGTTCCAGCACCTTTTCATCCTCATGAACACCTCCTGCAAGCATTACAAGCCAGTCTGCAACTTCGGGAGGTGTTGCAAAAAACTGGAAGTCCTGCTGAAGGTTACACCTCTTACCCTTGTGTAGTATTGAGAAAACTCTCTCAGCATTAAATGGAAATGTAAATCCCTGTACCTTACTGCCCATCCAACTACCTCCGGCTTCTTCAATCCATTTCTTTGCTTCAGCATAGGACTTCTTATTAAATTGTACTTGAGGAAGTTTTAAAACATTGTCCTCAAGCGTGCAGTGCATGAGGATTTCCTCCACACTCCATTTACTTCCCGAATCATCTTTATTGCGCTTGTTATTCTGCTCCAGTTCGTCACACCCCAACAGACGGTTCAACGACTTCTGTACTTTCACACTTATTTCTGCCATCCTTGACATCCATTGCAGGATTGCAGTCATAAACTCCAAATCCACATGTCCGGTCTCATCGTAAATGTTTTCCCGGTCTATCAATTCCGGAAGGTTATCCATGAACATGAAGCTACCATACAACGCTTCGATTAAATTCTTTTTT